GACGCTTGGGGAGACCCTATGGTAGAATTATATAATAAAGCAAAGGAAAAGGCTAAGAAATAATGAAGATTGCAGTATATACAATCGCTCTGAATGAAGAGAAGCATGTTGAAAGATGGTATGAATCTGCTAAAGATGCAGACTACTTGCTGATTGCCGATACTGGCTCAACCGATAAAACTATTAAGATTGCTAAAAAACTTGGAATTAATGTTGTAAAAATTTCAGTAAATCCATTTAGATTTGATGACGCTAGAAACGTTGCATTAGCATCGCTACCAGATGATATTGATTATTGTGTTTCTATGGATATGGACGAAACTCTATCCGAAGGATGGCGTGAACATCTTGAAAAAATGACTGCCGATAGAATTACATATATTTTTAACATAACATTTAGAGATATAGATGAAACTGTACCAGAAAGCCAGATGATTAATAATAGAATTCACAAACGTCATGGTTTTAGATGGAAGTATCTAATGCATGAAGCAATTATCCCAAGTAGAACAAAAAGAATTACTGAAGAATTTTGCAAAGGGCTTGAAGTTTCTCATCACCCTGACCAAGACAAACCTCGTGACCAATACAATCAAATGATTGAAGATGCGTATGAAGAATATAAAATTCCAAGATATGCATCTTATCACGGATTGCAACTATATAGTTTTGAAAGATTTGATGAAGCAAAAAAGGTTTTTAAAGAAATTATTAAACATAAACAAACTAATAAAGCAGAAAAGGCAAGTGCTAAAAGGTACATTTCTTATTGTGTAAAAAGAGGAAAAAACTTTTACTTGCATCTATCACTACTTACCGCAAAAACTAGAGAGACTTATTGCCAACTAGCGTTGAACCACTACCATAAAGAAAATTGGCTAAGGTCTTATTTTTACGCTAAGAAGGCTAAGGGCATTACAATAAAAAATGCAGGAATATTCACAAGCGAAATGTTTTGGGGATATTTACCTCATAATCTCGAATCAGTTGCTAAGTTCAATATGAAATTAAACAAGTTTTCAAAATCATATAATGATAACAAGAGAACTATTCAGATTAACTCTATTATTACCCATAATTTTAAGATATTTGAAGACTAAGGCTGTGCTATAATTAGTTTATGGCTACTGCATTATCATATCCCTCAATTCCTGGTGTAACAGGTGCTCCGTATATTTCGGCACTTACAGATACTGCCAATATCCAGGATACTATCAATTATCTTTACTATGGGTCTACAAAACTTGCAGCAAATAGCGATGGTATTTATGGTATGCTTACAAATCTTCAAAGTCAAATCACCGCTGTTCAGGCTGGAATTAACGTACACGAAAATGCTAAATTTGCTACCACTACAACACTTGCTGCTGTATATGCAGATGGACCATTACCAGTAGATGCTTCTGGTGGTAGAGGTGTTGGTGCAACAATTACTTTTTCTGCAACTGGTGTACAAAAAATTGACTCAACAACAGTAAACCTTGCTCTTAATGACCGTGTTCTTGTTAAAAATGGTGTAACTGCTGATTCTGGAACAGCATCAAAAGCAAATGGTATTTACTATGTTTCAACAGTACCTGCTGTTGGAGTAGCAGGTATTCTTACTCGTACAGAAGATTCAAACAACTCTATTGCTGGAGAAATGGCAGAAGGAGACTTTTTATATGTAACTGACGGAGATACAAATGCTAATGAAGCCTATATGCTTACAACTTCTTCTGCTACAGGAACTGGTCCAGCAGGTTCCATTAAAATTGGAACTGATGCTGTAACATATACACAGTTTATTGGTGTTGGTTCTTATTATATTGGAACAACACAAGTGCAGATTACTTCTCAAACTTCTGGTCAAGCACTTACTGGTATTCTTAGTCTTGGAATGATTGCACCATCAAATGGTGTTTTTACTCTTACTCCTGCTACATCTGCTTCTGCTGTTGCTCTTACCATACCAGCCAGAAATGGAGAAACACTAGCCACTACTGCACTTGCTGGTGGAGGAACAAATGCATCTTTGACAGCATCTGCAGGTGCCATAGCATTTTCTAATTCTACATCTATTGCTCTTACTGCTGTTGGTTCAGCAGGTCAAATTTTACGTTCTGCTGGAACAGGAACACCAGTATGGTCTACCCCAACATTTCCAAATACTGCAACAGTAAATAAACTATTAAGAGCAGATGGAACAAACTGGGTAGAATCAACAGTCACATATCCAGCAAATGCTACTATAAACAATCTAATTTATGCTTCTGCTACAGACACTATTGGTCAGGTAACAGCCCCCACTACAAATGGAACATATGCTTTGACATCAGTAGTTTCAGCATCAGCATCAGTAGCACCAACTTGGGTAGCAGCAACAGGAACTGGTAGCCCAGTATATTCTGCTTCTCCAACACTTACTGGAACATTAGTAATTCCAACAATTTCATCGTCAACAGCCCTTACTGGAGTTGCTTTTGACCTATCAACTTTGACTACATCTACTACTGGTTCTGCAACAGGTTCAATAAATATTCAAAGTGGTAGTCAAAACTCTTCAACAGCAAATGGTGGAAATAACTCTGGTAGCGTAACAATTAATCCTGGAACCGCAGGTAACGGTGGTAGTAGAGGTGCATTAAACCTTGGAACATTAGGTTCTTCTGGAATTACCATAAATATGGGAACAGCAGCCACTACTGTTGGAACAAAAGCAATCAATATTGGCACTGCTGGAACAACAGGTTCAACAACTACAATCACTATCGGTACAACTGCTGGAACAACTCCAACCATTACTTTAAACGGAGCAGTTACTCTTGGAACTACAGGCTTAGTCGGTCCTTCATCTATGGATGCTTTTAATACCGTATCAACCACCTTAAACATTGGTGGTGCAGCAACAGCATTTACTCTTGGTTCTACATCTCTAGGAACCACAACAGTACAGGCTGGAACAACATTAAACTTAAATGCTCCAACACTTAGCACAAACGTCACTACTGGAACATTGGCTTTATTTAATACAAATCTAACAACTGCAACAGTTAATATGTTTGGTAGCGTAACATCTGGTACTATAAATATTGCTGCAACAGCAGCAGGTACAAAAACAATTAATATTGGAACAAGTACTGGAACAAATACACTAAATGGAACCACCAATATAGCCAACACATTTCAACTTGCTGGAACTAGCGTTACAACTACAGCAACAAAACTTAATTATTTAACTTCTGCAACAGGAACAACTGGTACAACAAGCACAAATATTGTGTTCTCCACTTCTCCAACAATTGTTACCCCAACCATTGCATCTATAACAAGGGGAAATTCTTCTTCGACATCTCCAACAACATCAACAATCGATGCGTCAACAATAACAGAGTATGCAATGACTGGTTCATTTGGTGCAACTGTTACCCTAAACGTAAGCAATCTTACTGCTGGTAGAAGGGTTGAAATGTATTTAAGGAATACCGCAGCAACATCGTCAACAGTAAGCATTGCAGCGGATGTTGCATCTACCTTTGCCGCAGTTAACTTGGCAGGGGCATCGGCTGCTGCAGTGCCAGCAGGTTCCGCATCTGCAACATCTTTTACACTAGCCGCAACTAGCGGAACTGCTGTAGTGGTTGTATTTAATGCTAATGGCACTATCGGTGGCTATGTTGTTTAATTTTAAGCAGTAGGAACAATCCTTATAAAAACAATTCTGTTATTTTTATAATTAGACAATGGCTCAATTATTGTAGTTCCTGCTCCTGAGTTTGCATTAACCACCTTGCCTTTTCCAATATAAATTGCTGAGTGATAATAACTTTTATAACCTTTGTAGCCAAAGACAACAATATCTCCAAGTTTTGGGGTCATAACTCTTGTTCCAACTCTTGCTTGGGCGGTAGCAGAATGAGGCAATGTTTTTCCAAATTGCTCATACATCCATCTAACCATTCCAGAACAATCCCAACCATAAGGGCTAGAACCAGCAAAAACATATGGAGTTTTATTTACACGATGAAATATCTTCATTATCGTTTCTTTCATCTTTGCAGTATTTTTATTTAGTTTAGCAGTGTGAATTAAACTAGTTGTAATATTTGTTTTTTTATTTACAACTGTTTTTATTGTAGGTATTTCAGCAGCACTGGCTTGAGGGGTAACACAACCAGTCAGCGTTAAACTTAAAATTCCTGTAGCGAGTAATCTTTTGATTTTTAAATTATTCATATTTTCCTCCTTAATGGAAAAACACCTTTTTGAAGGGTGTCGTATATCAATTATACCACTATTTG